GGTATCGGATATTCATCCGGGTCAATCTCAATTGTAATGAAGACTTTAACTCTCATCGTAGCAGCCTTCTACTTCCTCTATCAGCTTGGTCAGATACCACTGCGCCTTCTTCAGGTCTTCGCTGCCGTTCTTGTAGCGATAACGGTGCATGTACTTAATGACGTTACCTTCGCAGTACTCAATGAGACCCTCACCTAGTTGCTGTTCAATGTAGTCAATACACTCAATACCGCCTTGGTTGTAGTGGGGCGGCTTCTCCACCATGTCAGGACGTACAGAATCAACGAAGTCGTTGTTGTCCAGGTATTCCTGCAGTGCTTCGCCAAAGTCTAACTGTAAAGTTTTCTTTGCATCTGCCACTTGAGTTTCGTGTTGCTCGTCTTTAATAGAATTATAATACTCTTTGTTGTATTCGCTAAAACACGCTTTACACCACTGGCGGTGACCGTCTGGAGACTTGCCTTCACGCTCTTTATAAAACAAGCCAAGTGGTTTCGTTCTATGGCAGCGTGTACATTCTTTTTGCGCTGTTATCATATTCATCAGTGAAACACCTCATCATCTTCAATACCCTCCCCATTTACTATCATACGTTTCGCAAGATCGAGGAGGAAGTTCATATTAGGGACGTCTAAGTCAGACACCATATTCACCACACCGTCAATATCTAACAGCATGACGAAACTCCCTTCCGTATCGTCGTCTACATGGCTAGCGACAACTAACTGCAACTTCTCTAGCAGCGTTAAATCGTCGTTTTTCTTACCAAATTTGCCGTCGATAATCTTCATATTATACACCCTTCAGTGATTGTCAAGTAAAATTTAACGGTCGCCGTCGCCTTTTAGTACGTTTCGCATGGCTCTGTCGGCTAATTTGTTGATGTTACGCTGTGCCACTTCATTGAAGCTGATGTTTTGGTCATTCAACAATACGGCCAAGTTCCACAATACGTCACCAGCTTCGCTAATCACCTTGTCACGGTCTACGCGTTTGTCGTCACCACGTAACCAGGGTTTGACGAAGAGGTCTGCTAGTTCAGCACTCTCTACCATCAGCGACGCAATGGGATACATCTTGTCTTGGTAAATGGCGGTTGATGCTGCTTCAATTTGATATTCGTTAAAGTTCATTTGCGTCCTCGTCATATAACTCTTTTAGTTTTTCGTCATATAATTCTAAGTAGGCTTCAAAGCGGTCACGGTGTTCCATGATAGGACCACGTAAGCGCAACACCAACTCCCCTACACCAATATCGCAGAGGTCTACGATCTCTTCTGGATCGCAGCGCTCGCGTATTAGTTCGAACAAGCGATTCGTATCCACTATTTAATTCTCCCTAAGTCCATGTATTCGACCACCGGCGCACCGTTAACCACTACACCGCATGCAATGATGGGTTTGCGTGGGAAGTGCTTGCCGTAGGCGAACGCCATTTTGTTGTTGTCGATGCCGCATCCAACAGCCATTCCCCAAACTAAGTCACGCCTGGTGGCTGTCGCTGAAACACCAGCGTTGCTGTGGTTGTGTCCTGTTACCGTACACTGCATACGCATCTCAGCATCCTTGCGGAAGCCGTTAACGCCTAATGCGGTATGGCCGTGGTGGTAGAGAACGCCATCAATTTCTATCTCTTCTACTAGCTGCCACCCTTTAGGCATGCTGTAGACGTCCTTCAGCGGCTTCATCCACACTTCTGAGTCCATCCCCAGGTTCTTCAGCTGACGCGCTGGAATCAGGTCGTGGTTGCCATATATGAGCGTTAGCTTTGGAAACGCTTTATACCACGGCTGAAGACGCTCGCGTGCGTCCATCAGCTCGCAGTTGGCTCCCTTCAGCATAGGCTCTGACGCGTGGAAAGAAAGCGCGTGGTGGTCGATGAGGTCGCCAATGTGGACAACTGTATCTACCTTGTATGCTTTGAATACACGCTTACAAAACTCTAAATAGCCATCTAGTTCGTATGGGATATGGGTGTCACCTATTACGCCTACAACACTCATTTACGTTTCCTCTCTTTGTTTGTTTTAGCCTGGTGGCAGGTTTTACATAAAACTTGTAAGTTGTCTGCTTCGCAGTAGAGACGCGTAACAAACTGCGGTATGTCTTCAGCACAGCGTAGCGATCCGCAGGGGATGATGTGGTCTACTTGGACGTCTTTGGCGGGGTGATATTGATTACAGTGGCTGCATTGATATTCGAAGCGGTGACGCTTCCCTGTGACAACTTGCTTAGCTTGTCCCAGTACGTGGTGTTTAACGGGGTAGGTCATAAACCCCTTTCGGAGGAGAGAGCGGATGAAGCTCCAGTATCGCGCCTCAGTCCACTGTCCTCCAGCTCTCGTTCGTTCAACTTTCTTTGCCATTTACTTTCTCCACAGGGGGTGTCCACATTTCACCGTCTTCGTGGCGTATATAAAGCAGGCGTCCAATCTCCAACAACCATCTGTCTAAGATTTCATCCTTCTCGTCAATACACATTCCAACGTTGTCAAAACCCTCTGCGTACTGTCCACGAACGTAATTGTAACACTCCAACGGTGTTTTACATTCTAGGACACCTTGCTTAATTTTCTGCGTTGCTCGTCTGCCGACCATTTGATACATCGATGGAATGTTGTCAGTAGGGTCGCCAGTGAGCATCTGCGTATAGAAGAAGTGCATTGCCTCTTCCTCTGACACGTCATACAGCTCGTCCTTGGTCCAGTTGTAGTGGACGCCAGGTACGGTGTTTAAGTCTTTGTCGATGGTGGCGATGATGTGACCGTGCTTTACAGCGCGTATGCCGAGCTGGTCGTCAGCCTCTTCGCCGGTGATGTTTTCGCCGTTGTGCTTCTTTAGCAGATGCTGGCGAATGTCTTCGTATAGGGTGGGCTTTGCTGAATCTTTGCGATTGCCTTTGTAGGGCTTGATAGTCGCAATCTCTTTCCGGTAGTTGTCCGATCCGGTGAGTAGCACGCTGTATGTGTCCGCTTTACACGCTTCAACAATACTTTTTACGCGCTTATTAACAGCATCGAGGACGAAGGCGACTGGGTCGCCCTCTCCCGCGAAACCCACGCTGTATACAATGATGTCGCCATCAATGTTTACGTGGGTAGTCATGTTAAATAGCCTCGCTTAGGTCTAAGTTGTCTTCTTCTTTCTCGTAGACAACCAGGTCGTTTACAACAAGCTTCTTCAAGTTAGGTGAAACGCCTTTCTTGCCTTGTGGACTGGTCCAGCTGTAAGCGCTAACAACCGCGGTGATGCCGCTACCATTACCGATTGCAATACCTTCCATGCTGTCGCCCTGAGCGGACTGCGCAGTGATTGGGTAGGTTGACTTGCAGGTGATGAAGAAGCCACGGTCGTCGCCTTTGTTCTTCACGGTGATGCCCATCTCTTGCAAGGCTTCTACAGCTTTAGCAGATAGGTTAGAAATATCCACCTGGTACTTGTTGCTGTACTGATTAACTTGTTCGAGCTGTGCCCAAAACGCTGTACCTTTTACTACTACATTTGCATTACTCATAGTCATTCTCCATTGGGTGACTGTTTAAACTCTAGAGTACTCTAGCATACTATGTGAAGGCTGTCAACACATTTAATGCGTTTCTGCCCACGATGTTCCAACTTTGTATTCACCGTCCAACGGACAGCGCATTTCAAAGTATTCTCCAGCACGTCGGATGGCGTTGCGGAAGGTGATGCCAACAGCTTCAGCCCACTCTTCCGGTGCTTCCACTTGAAACTCGTCATGTACTTGCGCGACAAGTTTAAATGGAACTTGGTTGCGGCGTAGTCGTTCTGTTGCCAGGCGGAGTGCCTGCTTCATTACGATAGCACCTGCTGATTGTAGAAGTGTATTTAAGGCAGCGTGTTCAGACCTGATCCATACTCTTCTTCCATCAAGCCCAGCAATGTGACCAACTCCTGCTTGCTTTCCAATACGTTCTCGTAGGCTTCTAAGAGCTGGCGTATTTTGCAGGAATGTCTCTTTAAGTTGCTTGCCGCGTTGACTGCCTCCTCCCACGATGCTTCCGATTTTAGCGTCGCCTGCTCCATAGAGGAAAGCGTAGATAAAAGTCTTTGCCTGATCGCGGGTACTAAGTCCTGCTGCGTTTTGATTTGCTGTATGTATGTCGCCATTTAACACCTCGTTAGTGTAGTTGTCGTCTTTCATGTAATGGGCAAGCATTCGAAGCTCCAAACCGCTAGCATCAATACCTACCAATCGTTTACCTTCGGGTATGGTCCAGCATTCCCTGTAGAGGCTTTCAGACGGTATCTGAGCCATGTTGGGGTTGCTGTGTGTCATACGTCCAGTGACAGCGCCACACGTGTTCACACGGCCGTGTACGCGTCCGTCAGCAGCGTAGGCGTTCAGCCAACTATCAACCATGCCTAAACGCTTCTGCAGCGTCAGATACTCCAGGATGAGAGCAGCCTCTGGTATGTTCGTCAGCTTACCGAGTGTTTTCTCGTTAACCACAACAGCACCTTTCTCTGTTCTTTGTAGCCACACAGCACCTTTGGCTTCTAAACGCTTAGCAATCTGCTGTCGACTGCCTACGTTAAACACCTCGACGTTATCTTTTAGTCGCTTGCCTGTCTTCTCGCTCCAACGCTCTGTGACGATGGGCGGAAACACTTCTTGCATCTGCTGTTCGATGTCAAGCATACGCTCGCGATGTTCTTCGCTAATGTTGCACGCCATGTCGAAGTCGAAGAAGAAGCCGTTCTCTTCTTGCGTCTGTGTTTCCCACGCGACAATGTGTTCTAGCTCTATTGAATAATCGCTGAAGTCCATCTTCTTCAGCAGCTCTAATAAATGTATATACAGTTGAGCATTAACGACGGTGTCTTGGATGCAGTAGTCAATCATCTCCTGCGTCAAACCACCGTCAAAGTCGGTGAAGTCACCCTTCTGCTCGTCCCCCATACGCAAGCCCCAAGCCTTCAGCGAATGTCCGCCTTCTATCGATGGGTTGTATAAACGGGATAGCACTAACGTATCCACCACTTTGTGTCGTTCGACAGAAATACCCCATACCCTACGCAGTACGGGGATGTCGAAGCCGATGAGGTTGTGTCCTACAATCACGTCGGCAGTAGCTAGGATACGTGTTAGTGCATCGGCATCCGTACACACTTCATTGTCACCTGTGTCGATGTCGTGCGTAGCCGCCATCCAGATGGTGTCGTGTGCCAGGTTTGTTTCGATGTCTAACACGATCTTCTTCATTTCTTCTCCTCAGTGTCAAAAATATTGTACATTACGCAGTTTTTAGTGCCTAATGTAAAGTATTTTGTACATTAGATTTCGCAAGCACCGCCGGTGCAAGCTAACGTCTGCGCACCTTCAGTGTTATCAGCATGTTCAACGATGTCCCAAACAATGTCAACAGGCATCGTCTTAACACCTTCTAAATATTGCTCTTCGGTGATCGCTTCATACGGTGCTTGTTGATATGTGTGTTCGCTGTAGGGCAGGAAGCTGACACCCGAGCAACTATCAAAGTTGTTGTAGAGCCACTGTCCAATCTCCAAGAACTCACTATCTCGGTAGTACACCGTAATGCTTGGTTTGTGTTCACACCAGTGGCGCTGGTACATATCCCACAGTCGCAGCTGATCCATTCCTGATTGTTCTCCAGCGATGACTGATCCGTCTGGCGACTTCTTGTAGAAGCTGAACACCTT